CAGTCCATAAACCAGTATTCTACACGGTGGATGGAATGGTCAGGGTTCACGAATGCGCGCAGCTCGTCGCTGGGCCCGCCCCAGGAGAACTGCCAACGCCAGTATCCCTCCAGCTGGTCCTGGAATGTATGCGGTTCTACATAGTTGAAGCCCAAATAGTCGTAATCAGGGTCCTTAAGATCTTCCTTCCTGTCTCTCCACTGTTCATCAATGCGCTCTGCGCATGTCTTCTGCCAATCTTTCTCTAATGCTTCAGTCATCGTTTCTTCCTTTCTAGTGGGATCGGCCTTCTGCCTCTAGGGTAAACCCCTGTGACGACCGACCCCGTGCGCGGGAACGCCAGACGCCTCTCTTATTCACATTCTGGATTGGTCAGGAGCTACCTGACTGGACTCGTCCCCTGATAACTATATAGTCCCATCTTATTCGATAGTCAAGGGCAAAATGCAAATTATTTTTCCACACGGCATCTCCGTCAGCAGGGTGTGCTGCACCATTCCTTCTACCTTTGGTAACGGGAAGTAACGGTTGACAATGGAGAATGGAGATCCTGGTGAGCTGCAGCAGCTGCCAGGGAGCTACGGGTTCTTCGTATTGGATCTTACTTTGCGTGGCTTCGGCAATGGAGAGTGGAGAAGGTGAGCTGCCACCTGAGTCCAGGCTGCGGGGGACGCTGGTAATTGTATTTTATACTGTGGTTCTGAGGCAATGGACAATGGAGAATGGAGACAGGCAGACGAAAAAATGTAGAGTGCCCTCTCTCCGAGGGTCTGAAGCATAATGAAAGATCTTCCACCTTGCAAATAATGGCTGTAAAGCCAGTTATGTTGGAAGGGCGATAAAGCTATCTTGTTACTCTTGGTTACTTTAAGTTCAACAAAAACACTAATGCCGTCCTGGATGCCGTAAACATCTGGAACGCCTGGCATTGCCCACGATTCTAATCTAGTCCAATGGATACTTGGTATATTTTTCTTGATCAACTGCCATAGTTTTGATTCTTGTTTCAATTGATCGCCTGAAACCAAACAAAGTAAATAACCAAAACAGTGAACAATGAGAACTTCATGTTAAAGAAAACAAAGTACAAACCCAGTATCAACAATACCCACATCATGGCTGTAGCCTCATCAACTCTTGCAACTTGTGAAACCATAGCAAACGAAACTCAAAGTTATCTGCTCTGATCATGGCTTGTTGTAACCAACCGACACGACTCCAAAACATTTGCTCTGTCATAGGTAGTGGTGTGTACTCCGTTACGGGAGCATACACACCATCAAAGATTTGTTCGTAATCATAATTCTTACCCATGATTACTATTATCCTTTACATTAATTATTAACTCAATATCTCTTGTAGCCCACTCACCGTTAACTGTTTCATGCCACTGCTCTAGTAAAGGAACTAATTTTTTTAAATCAATACCGTCAGTGCCATCAAGACTGGCTAACAACTGATTCTTTTTACTCTTACCATCAGTCCACTTTGTACCAATGTTGTTCACTACGTATTTATCTATATGCATAACTTTCTCCTTTTCAGACTATATACTCCCAACTAATCTTATAGTCAAGACTTATTTTCTAATTCTTTTATTTCTTCAAACGAAGTTTCTATGCTGTATTGTTCTTTCAACTCTTGTAACTTTTTCTCTACCTCATCCCTTGACATCGAATCTATTGTACCTGTAAGAATCTCTTTCTTGTCCACATACAAACCAGCTATCTGACCACGCCTAGTCTCTGCAGCCACAGCAGCATTATAATTACCAGCAGCAGACGCTTGGTCTCTGATTCTAGCTAATGTAGATAAAGATCTTTCCTGACTACACTTGTACCTTTCAACAGAAGCTCTGCGCTCAGCATCAATAGCTTTTGCAACAAGAGGATACCTGTCGGGATTCTGTAATTCAGACGCTCTGGTCTTCGCAGAACCAGCTGCATACCCAGCTTCGATTGCACATTGTGTAGCTGTTTTTAGTCCTTCAGAATGGACAAACAAAAGAATAAACTTTCTCTGTTTTGGTGTAATGGATTTATCAAACAATAAATCTGACAAGGCATCTGGTAGTTTTACTTCTTCTAATTCAGTCATTTCAATAGATGTTTTTTACAAGATAATATATTTATTACGAAAAACCTAGCAAAATCGCGTTATCTTAGTATTTTGTTACTTTGCATTACCTATAAATATTACTCTAGGTAACGTAAAAAGGTAAGTATTCTGCTACTTATTACCTTGTTACCTTGTTACTTGGTAGTCTAATAAAATAAAAAGTATTACTACTTGGTAGAAAACATCTATAGAAAGTAGCGATTAACCAAATAACTTTGGATCTTCTCTAACTAATCTTAGTGCTTTATCTAATGCTTCTCTGCCATCAATCATAATCTTCTCCCATTCTTCAGGGGTATAAGTTCTGTCGTGTTTGGGGTCAAAGAATTTGAAGTGGTAATTACTGCAATTACCGCACTTATAAATTTTTCTTATTGGGCTCTTTGGTAGTTCTATGTACATAGCGTTTTATCCTTTGTAACGGAAAAAGCACCACATTCTCGGGCAATTTTTTCTTAAAATAAATTGAATCCATTATTTTCATATTTTCTATTCTCTCAAACTGGTTGGTCCGTGAGGCGAGAATTGTGTCTAGTAAGTCCCTCTGCTTCAGTATTTCTTCGTGGTTCATCTGCCACCTGTCCTATTCTTTTTTCTTTTTTTAAGTTTATCAAAACCTTGTTTAGCTGACAATCCTATACCAGCAGCACCTGTTGTTCCTAATAAAATTGGAAGTGCTAGGTCATCGTTTCCACCTCTTCTTTTTTTACGTTTAGGACGTTTTTTAGTTTTAGCAGCAGTTCTTGAGGCTTTTAATGCTTTACCAACACCACGCAAGGCTATTCCTGCCCCTCTAATTAATAACCCTCCTACTCCTACTCCTGCTGGTCCAGGCATTACTTCGATCTCTTCATTTTTGGCTTCTTAAAGTCTTTAGGTAAAATGGGCCTAATTGGTTTTTTCTTTGGTTTATCTTTAGGCATAATAGGTCTTTCCATTGTTTTCTTATTACCATACAACCTTTTAAGCATATCCATCAATTCTTGTTGTCTATCCGTTATTCTTTTCTTTTTTAATTCTCCTCTAGCAGCTCCTTCTCGTGCTTCACCACCCATGGCATAACCACCGAGTTTATTGATTCTTTCTCTGATTTTAACAAACTTTTCAGCAGGTCTTGGTTTTCTAATACCTTTATCAATCGTGCTAATTGTACCAGATCTTGGCATAGGTTGAGGCGCGGGCAGTGGTGGAATCTTAATTATACTTTTTAACATACCACCCCTAGCTTTTCTAGTTACAGGCATTTTCTGAGGTAATCCTAATTTAGGATTTATAGTTTTACCTATTTTAGTTCGTTTAGGCATATCTACGGGACCAGCTGTTTTTTTAGGTTTACCCGACGGTCTACCAACACCTGGTACCTTCGGCTTACCCTGTTTCAATCTCGGGCTTTTCCTTACAGATCCTTGTGGTCTTCTAGCCATTTTACGTCCTTTCCTTTTCGTGGGGCCACCGTAGATGTAGCCGTTAGCCAATCAGGCAGCCCCGCTTGGGAGTGAATATATGAAAATATAAATTCAACCCAAAAAGATAGAGTAAAATGGTAAACTTCGCAACTAAAAAGGTGGTTCTTCTCCTTTACGAACTGTCGATATTGGACTCGATTGGATAAATTTTGTAGTTTTTAAAGCTTTCATCTCCTTCGACGTCAAGCGGCGGACCGTAGTAGATGGTAGGTGAGCCTGCGCCGTCGTCCCAATACTGGTGAAAGTGCTCATCTTCCTTAACTTCGCCCTGCGAGTTACATACTTTACATTGTTCAATAGCTGTCTCGCCTTCAAATCTGAGTTTAACATATCCATTTCCTTTACAATTATAACAAATCATATCTTCCCCTTTCTTTACAATAATTAACAATTTTTAAACACTCTTTAGGTGAGATACTATTTTTTTTGTTATTAAAACTCCATGTGCAAAAAACGGTGTTTAATTCTGTGTATCCCATGCCAGGATGTAATCTATCAATAGAAATATTAGTAAGAATAGGATCTCTAGATCCAGTTCTTACATGAGTCATTATACAACCAGTGTATGCACATCTTAAACCATACTTTTTTTTGTGTTGTTCCCAATGATTAAATAATTTTTCTTTAGTATTTAACGAATGATGCATTTTTAAATTTCTTTCGTTGGTTTTTTGTCTGTTTTTAATTTTACCTCTTTGTCTAGTCAAAACACCGTTAAAAATATCATGTAAAAAACCATTTTCAGTTGATAAATAGATCAATTGCTTCTTACTTGCGCAAACTTTACAATATCTAGCCCCTCTAGCAGCAGACCATATAAAATATTCTCTTGTTTTTGGTTTTGCTACTTTACATGAAGTGCATATTTTAAAACCCTCTGGTATTTCTACCAAAGGGTCAATATCTAATGCTAATTCAATTTGCTTGTTCATCATGATTAACAATCATATGACCAATATTAGTAACAGCCATGTGATAAGTGTTACCATACCTATTGATAATAATTTTTTCTAACCTTGTTAAACGTGCCCGAAGTGCAACCTCAGTAAAACTTTTAGGATCACGCTTTGCTTTCTTTCTAAGTTTTAACATTTCATCTGTTAAATTTTGCATTAGTTTACTTTGTTTCATCTATCTTTCTCTTCTTTGCTTCTTGCTTTACTAAATGTGTTATTTGCATACCTGCTGACCT